CGCCGCGCCTTGATCGGCCGTCGACAGCTCACGAATATCTGTTCCTGCTCTCGAAGCGCGAGCAGTACCGCGTTCGCGATCCGGGAGAGAAGTGGTTTCAATCGACGGTCTGGAGCATCCGCCCGTCTGGCCAGCAGATCGACCATCCGGCCGTGATGGCCGCTGAGCTGGCGCGCCGCTGCATCGTCTGCTCAACGTCGCCAGGCGATGTCGTGATCGACCCGTTTGGCGGATCTGGAACGACGGGGATGGTCGCCGGCCGCTTGCAGCGCGATGCGCTGCTGGTCGAGTTGAACCCGGCCTACGCCGATATCGCCGAACGCCGGATCACGGGCGATGCGCCACTCTTCGCCGAGGTCACGGCATGAGCGAAATTACGCTTGTTCGCCAGCACGACGAAGCCATCAGCGAGCCCGACAAGATGGCCGCGCGCCGCGTGATCTTCGGCGCGATCGACGGCATGGGCGACAAGGGCCGCAAGCAGTGGCGCCGCTTCTGGTCGGCCGCGCTGCGTCTCGAGCCGGGCGAGATCATCACCGTCACCACGCACAAGGCGCGCAGCGGCCCGTTCCATCGCCGGCATATGGCCATCGAGACGGCTGTCTTCGAGGCACAGGAGCGGTTCGCCGACTGGGACCAATTCAGGTACTGGGGAAAAGTCGGTGCCGGATGGGTGACATGGGCAGCCGGGCCTCGCGGCGGCGTCGTGCCGGTGCCCAAGTCCATCAGCTACGCCGCGGCCGATGACGGCGAGTTCCACGAGTTCCACGATCAACTGATCGACTTCTATCGCGGCCCGCACGCTGCGCGCTATCTCTGGCCGCACCTGAAGGACAAGGCGGACGAGATGATGGAGTCGATCCTGCAGGGCTTTGAACAATGACCTCACGAACCTGGATCGAAGTCTCCCTGTGCTGGATCGCCGCGCTGCTCGCGATCATGGTGCTGGAAGGACGCTTCTACTTCGAGCTGCCGCGCGACCAGTTCGAGTGCAGCAGCTGGGTCCGCATGGGCGATGAAGAGACGTGCATCGAGTACCGGAGGGTCGGGCCGTGAGTACGTGGCAAGGAATGTTCCTGACCGGCCTTCTGATGATCGCCCCGCATCTTCAGCGCCGGACCGGTATCACTCTGGGGTGTGGATGCATCGTGATAGCCATGCTGGAAAAGAGCTGTTCGTGAAGCGCTCACCCATGCCCAGCGGCTCAGGCTTCAAGAAGGCTCCGCGCCCCGAGCGCGCCCCGATCCACCACACGCCGATCCGGCAGTTGCGCATAGACGATGGCAAAGCTCGGTTGTGCGTTCTATACCCAAAGGACAACCCGCTACGCAGCGAGAAGTACCTCGCAATCATCCGCAAGATGAAGTGCATCCGCTGCGGCGTTCGCGGCCATACCCAAGCCGCGCACGCTGACGGCATCGGCGGATCAATGCAGAAGGGGATTGGCATGAAGGCCGATGACCGCGCCATCTACCCCGCGTGCGGCCTACACACGGACGCGAACTTTCGCGTCGTGCAAGGCTGCCACTACGACATCGGCACCGGCGGCATGTACAGCAAGGACGAGCGCAGGACGCTCGAGCGCGGCTACGTGAAGCAAACGATCCTGGAAGTGATCCGCGAGAACCGCTGGCCGAAAGACCTACCGCTACCGAACGAGGAATTCTGGAAATGACATGCGATCCGACGAACCTCACAGATTTTCGTGCGAGGTCAGGCAGGTACTGCGCTGGCGCATTGAACGCGGCAGCGAGTGGGTCCACGCCTGGCTCGCCGAAGTCGCCAAGAAGCGAGGCGCAGGTGCTGCCGATGTTCTTGCGGCAGCCGCCGCAGAACAATGGCGCCTCGGATCAAGAGGAGCAGCGGGCTACTGGCGATGATCACCGCACGCCGACCCGGCTGCCGGTGGCCGCCTTCGCACTGGTCTGCTGCATCGCGATCGCGGTGTTCGGGGTGAGGCCATGAATCATGTTCGGTTCGTTGTGCCAGGCGCACCCGTCGCGAAGGGGCGGCCGCGAATCGGCAAGGTCGGCAACCACGCCCGCATGTTCACGCCAGCCAAGACCGTCAACTACGAGGGGCTAGTCGCGCACGAGGGTCATGTTGCGATGGCTGGCCGCCCGTTGATCTTGGGCGCCGTGTCGATGGTGCTCGATGTGCGGCTGCAGGTGCCAGCGAGCTGGTCGAAGCGCAAGCAGGCGCAGGCCCTTGACGGCACGCTGCACCCAGCAACTCGGCCCGACCTCGACAACATCGAGAAGGCGATCAGCGATGGCTTGAACGGTGTTGTCTGGAAGGACGACGCCCAGGTGGTCGAAGTACGCAAGTGCAAGCGCTACGCCGAGACCCCAGGCGTGACTGTCGAGATCGAAGAACTGATGTGAAAACGCCCCGAAGCGCGGGGCACTCCGAGGCGTCTGGAAAACACGAGATAAGCGACGTGGATTCTACAACTTGGAGGGATTGCAGTGCTTGACACGAACGATAGGCCGACGCTCGGAGAGCGCTACGGGAGTGCGACTGAGTCCAGCAACCTCCGCGTCGAGAACGACAGGCGCGGGCCGGCGGATTTGCTGATCGCGGCCGGCTGGCTCGAAGATCACCTCGGCGCACTGCTGTTTCGCCTCGGGCATGAGTTCGACGGCCAGAAGGGCGAGCACGGCATCGCGAAGGCCGAGTTCGAGCGCATGGAGTTGCTGGCGTGCAGGCTTGAGCGAGGCCCGCTGCCGCCGCCTCCGGATGCTGTTGACCTGGTGCCGGTTGACATGGTGCAGTACGCGATCGACGCCCGCGCGAAACTGAAAGCTCAGGCCGCCGCGCTGCGCGAAGAAGCGAAGCGCCAGGCGATCACGTCACGTGCGCTGATCCTGATCAACCTGAAGACCCTGCGAGAGGCCAAGGAGGCGCTGGCAGCCTTCGCATGGCGGCAGGGCCGGCGCTGGCATCTGGAGTGGCCCGACCACGTCATGGCTGCCGTTGTCGGCCAGGCGCTCGACATCCATCTCGACGCAACTTGCCACCACTGCCAGGGCCGCGGCTTCAACGGCGGCTTCGGCGGCCCGCGCATCCAGTGCAAACCCTGCGGCGAGACCGGAGCGCGCAGCAAACAGCACATCGGCAGGGATGACCAGACCCGCGACTTCGGCGGCTACCTGCTCGACGAAATGAAACGCATGCTGGCGCTGGCGGCCGCGTCGATGAAGCGCGCCACGATGGGCGAGGACGAATCGACCGAGGAGGGCAGGGCGGCTGCGCAGGCGGCGATGCTGGAGCGGCTGCGCGCCGCGCGATCGGTGGAGGCGGCAAAGGATTGAGTCCATCCGCAAGGCGCATTTCTCAGCGTTGCGCCTTCGCTGCGCGCGTGCTAGACTGCCCGCGTCTAAACCCACAAAGCCCCCTTGCCGCTACGGCGCCCTGGGGGAATTCGCGCGGCGACTGGCCGTAATCCCGCTCCAGAGACGGGACAGCATTCAGTAGCGCCGCGCATTGGGGCATTGGAGATACACCACGTAGCGAAGCGCCCGCAAGGGCATGCCAACGAAAACCCCGGCCAGCCATCGCGCTGGCCGGTTTCGTTTCTGAGCCCGAACCGACTGACGGGAACGGGCCAGCATCGAACTGTCAGACCGGGCAAATAGGTATACGGGTAGCCGCTCACCCGGGCGCGGCGGTCCCATCCGACTCAAACGGCAATCGTGGCCTCAGAGCGTGATAGCTTGGGCTGAACCTCGGGTGCAATACCGCCGGACGACGTAACCGGCAAGTTTTCGGGGCTCGGTACTGACAGCCGGGACGGATTGATCCAGTAGCGCCGCCCCACTTTGGCGCGAGGCAAGGTTGCCTCTCCGCTGGCACCACCGCCCGCCGCGTTCTAACGCTTGGCCGAGCCCCACCTTTCCGTTCCCGGGAAACCGCGCAGCCCGAGCGCGCCGCTGACGGGTAAATCAGCGGGTTCTCATCCAGCGCGCCGGCCGCTGATCGGGCGAGCCCGCGAACGGCAGCCGCCAGCGGCGCAAGCCGTAGCCCGATGGCGGCACCAGCAACACGAAAGACCCGCCGATGAGCTTCGCCTGCGCCCATCCCGCCATCCCGCGGCCGATCGCTGCCGATACGCTGCACGTCGTCACGATGATCAGCAACCCGGTGCGCTACGGCAGCCGGTATCGACTGTTCCGCGAGTTCGAGCACCGCGTGCTCGCCGCCGGCGCGAAACTCTGGGTCGTCGAAGTCGCCTTCGGTGAGCGCCCGCACGCGATCACCGCCGCCGAGAACCCGCAGCACCTGCAGCTGCGCTCGAGCACCGAGCTCTGGCACAAGGAGAACGCGCTCAACCTCCTGATCGCGCGCCTGCCGGCCGACTGGCGCTACATGGCCTGGGTCGACGCCGATGTGCTCTTCGCCCGGCCAGACTGGGCAGCGGAGACGGTGCACCAGCTGCAGCACTATGCCGTCGTGCAGATGTTCAGCGAATGCATGGACCTGAGCCCGGGATACGAATTCCTGCCGCCGGAGCATGGCGGCGAGCGCTTGCCGAGCATGCTGCGCCAGCACGTGCACGGCACATCGTGGGGCGGCAAGCCCTACGGCAAGCACGCCGGCCACTGCGGCTATGCATGGGCGATCCGACGCGACGCCTTCGACACGCTGGGCGGCCTGATCGACTTCTCGGTCTGCGGCGCGAACGATCACCACATGGCGCGCGGCCTCATCGGCGACATCAGCCTGAGCGTCAACGCCAAGTGCTCGCCGGGCCTGAAATCGGCGCTCGCCCAGTGGGGCCAGCGCGCGAAGGCGATCCGCGGCAACGTCGGCTACGTCCCCGGCGCCGCGCTGCACTACTGGCACGGCGCGAAGAAGAACCGCGGCTACATCGACCGCTGGCAGATCCTGGCCAACAGCCAATTCGACCCGGCGAAGGACCTGCGCCGCGACTGGCAGGGCCTGTACCAGCTCCACGACGACGGCTCGCCGCGCATGGTGCGGCTGCGCGACGACCTGCGCGGGTACTTCCGCAGTAGGGACGAGGACGGCAAGACGCTTTGAGGGGTGGCTCATGAACATCTGGCTCGCCTTCATGGTCGCGATTGCCGTCGGCGCTCTGCTGGCGTACCTGTTCAGGCGCCGTTGATCTGAATTGCGGGCTTGCATCGTGAGCCACAGTGAGAACGCATGGCGAAGAGAAAACCCACCGCGAAGGCCCCATCGCCGGCCAGGAGAGTCCCTGGCAGCCTGAGCGATAGACACGCCAGGTTCGTCGCTGAGTACCTGATCGACCAGAACGCAACAGCCGCCTACAAGCGCGCCGGCTATGGCGCAAAGGGAGCGTCGGCAGACTCTGCCGCGGCGCGTTTGTTGAGGAATGTTCAGATTCAGTCGGAAATTGTTGCGCGCCAACAAAAGACGCTCGCGAAGCTGGAACTGACCGCCGAGCGCGTTCTGTTGGAAGTCGCCCGGCTCGCCTACTTCGACCCGCGGAAATTGCTGAACGCCGACGGCAGCCCGAAGCCGATCGAGGATCTCGACGACGACACCGCAGCCTGCATCGCCGGCATCGAGATCCTGGAGCAGTACGAGGGCACCGGCCGGGAGCGAAAGTTCATCGGCAACCTCAAGAAGTACAAGGTGTTCGACAAGAACACCGCGCTGACGAACGCGCTGAAGGTGCTGAAGCTGACGACCGACAAGGTGGAGTTGACGGGCGCCAACGGCGGCCCGATCGAGTCGCGCACGAAGGTGACCGTCTACATGCCTGCGAATGGCCGATGAGGAGATCCGACCGCAGGAAGGACCGCAAGAGCAGTTCCTTTCCACCCCGGCAGACATAGCGATCTACGGCGGCGCAGCCGGCGGCGGCAAGTCGTTCGGCCTGCTGATGGAGCCGCTGCGGCACGCGACGACGAATAGCGAGTTCGCCGCGGTGCTGTTCCGCCGCACCCTGGCGGATGCGAAGAAGCCGGGCGGCACGTGGGACCAGACGGTCCGCATGTACGGCTCGCTCGGCGCCAAGCCGCGGCTCGACAACCTGTCGTGGCAGTTCGGTCGCGACGGCGGGAAGGTGGTGATCGGCCACCTCGAGCACGAGACGACGGTGATGGATTGGCAGGGCAGCGAGGTCCCGCTGTTCCTGTTTGATGAACTGACGCACTTCAGCCGGGCTCAGTTCTTCTACATGCTGAGCCGGAACCGCAGCATGTGCGGCGTCCGTCCCTACATGCGCGCCACATGCAACCCGGACGCGGATTCCTGGGTGGCGGAGTTCATCGCTTGGTGGATCGACCCGACGACTGGCATCGCGATTCCCGAGCGCTCTGGCGTCATCCGCTGGTTCATCCGGCAGAACGATACGCTGATCTGGGGCGACAGCCGCGAAGAGCTGATCGAGAAGTACGGCGCGGACCAGTTGCCGAAGTCGCTGACTTTCATCGCGGCGACGATCTACGACAACAAGAAGCTGATGGCGGCCGACCCCGGTTACCTCGCGAACTTGAAGGCGTTGCCGCTGGTCGAGCAAGCGCGGCTGCTGGGTGGGAACTGGAAGATTCGGCCGGCGGCCGGTCTCTATTTCCAGCGCTCATGGTGCGAAGTGGTCGACGCAGTCCCGGCCGGCATGGAAGCTGTGCGCTATTGGGATCTCGCGGCGACCGAGAAGACCGAGGCGAATGACCCGGATTGGACGGTCGGGATTCGGATGGAGCGCGATAAAGCGCGCGGCATCTACTACATCACCGATTGCCAGCGCATGCGCGAGTCGCCGGGTCGCGTCGAAACGGCAATCGCGAACACCGCGAGCGCCGACGGCAAGCGCGTGCGGCTCGGGCTTCCTCAAGACCCAGGCCAGGCCGGCAAGTCGCAGGCGGCTTACTTCGTCAAGCAGTTCGCCGGCTACACGGTCAAGACAGAACGCGAGAGCGGCGACAAGGTGACGCGCTTCGGACCGTTCTCCTCGCAGGCGCTCGCCGGCAACGTGAAGTTCCTGCGGGCGCCGTGGAACTCGATCCTGTTCGATCAATTGGAAGGCTTCCCCGATGCGTCACACGACGACGAGGCGGATGCATGCAGCGGAGGCTTCGAAATGTTGAATAGCAAGAGGGGCAGCGCTGTGGTCAGTGAGTTGCGCCTGTGATCGACCCGAACGACACGCCAGCCAAGAAGACCGCCGAGGCGGAATTCATGGCCGACGAGCGCGCCATGATCGCGACGCTGATGGCTGGCACCGGCGCGATGCGCGCGGCCAGCACGAAGTATCTGCCGAAGGCTCCAGCCGAGAGCGACGACGCCTACGAGTACCGCCTGGCCGTCTCGACGCTCTACAACGGCATGCGCCGCACGGTCGAGACGATGAGCGGCAAGCCGTTCTCGGAGCCGATCAAGCTTGGCGACGACATGCCGTCGCAGATCGTTGAGTGGTGCGACGACGTAGACCTGCAAGGCCGCGACCTGCACGCGTTCGCGCACTCGGTGTTCGCCGATGCGCTGGCGAACGGCATCTCGCACGTCCTGGTCGATTACCCGCCAGTCGACGCCGCGGCGGTCACGCAGCTCGAGCGCGCGGCGATCGGCGCCCGGCCGTACTTCGTGCACCTCAAGCACGACCAGATCACCGGCTGGCGCTCCGAGCGCATCAACGGCGTCGAGACGCTGACGCAGCTGCGCTTTTTGGAATCGGTCAACGTGCCGACGGGCGTGTGGACCGTGGCCGCGGTGCAGCAGGTTCGCGTGCTCGAGCCGACGAAGTGGAGCACGTACCGCCAGAACGAGCGCGGCGAGTGGGTGCTGTACGAGGAAGGCGTCGTCACGCTCGGCAAGATCCCGCTGGCGACGACGTACTGCGACCGCCAAGGCTACATGCAGGCGCGGCCGCCGCTGCTCGATCTGGCGTGGCTGAACATCGAGCATTGGCAATCGTCGAGTGACCAATCGAACATCCTGCACGTCGCGCGCGTGCCGATCCTGTTCGCCGCGGGATTCGACGACGGCGCGCTGAAGATCGGCGCTGGCTCTGTCGTTTCGAACGATGAGCCGGCCGCCACCTTGAAATACGTCGAGCACAGCGGCGCCGCGATCGCCGCCGGCCGCACGTCGATCAAGGATCTCGAGGAGCGCATGTCGCTCGCCGGCGCGCAGCTGCTCATGCACAAGCCCGGCGCGCGCACCGCGACCGAGAAGGCCATCGACAGCGCCGACGCGGACTGCGCGCTCTCGCTGATGACGCGCAACCATGAGGACACGATCGACCTGGCGCTGCAGTTCATGGCTGATTGGGAAAACCTTGGCAAGGCCGGCGAAGTGGAACTGACGGGCGAGATCGGCGGACCGGAAGAAACGGAGTTCGCCGGCTTGATGCGGGCTCGCGAGCTCGGCCTGCTGAGCGCCGAGACCGTCTTCTCGGAGATGCAGCGCCGCGGTCTGCTCAGCGACGACATCACATGGGAAGACGAGGCCGCGCGCATCAAGGTCGAAGGCCCGCCGCTGGCGATCGGCACGAAGTTCGAGGCGCAAGGCGGCAGCGGCGCCGCGGCGTCGGTTCCTGGCGCGCC